GGATTTTGCATCAAAGGTGTACCAATCATCTTCTACCGTCTGGTCTTATTTCTAATTTTTGTGAGCCAAGTCTCCAAGGTGTGTCATCTACTGTGTTGGTTGTATATCTAATTTTTACTGCTCTACCTCTTCCTCTAACACTTACTTTTTCTGTTGAACTAGTGATACTTGCATTTGATGTTACATTAGAAGAAGATTGAGGATATTGTTCTAGTGTTAACCTTGCAGTCATCGTATTTGCTAAGTTGTCAAAATCTGGCACTAATTTACTAATTGACATTAATTGATCGCCATCGGCAATCTCTACAGAACCTGTCTCTAAGAACGCTGTTATTGCTGTCCCATCTGCCTGGTTATTACCAGACTCATGTTCATAAATAAAAGACGCACCAGCCGTTAATCCTAATATGGTAGATATGTTGGCTGTAGCACTTGCATCATATTCAGTAGCTATTGGTTTTTCATACACGTAAGCACCAAGCCAAGTAGTTCTTCCTAAACTCAATGTATACCAAGTTCCTTCTAAGTAATTATAAGCTACGGCTCTGTCTATTTGAGTTGCATTTGCTGATGCATAGTACCAAATAATTTCATTGTAAGCCGTATTTAAACCAACTGCTATATCGTTTCTATTTGTATAACTGAGATCATCAAAAACAAAATCTTGAACTGAACAAGGCATTTTTTTGACAACACCGTCATAAAGATAAAATGCATCATCAGACATCCAATAAGCAACACCATTAACTTCAATAGCAGCATGTTGGGCTATAAGTCCTGCGTTTGCACCAAGTTGCCTTAGACCAAAAGTAAAAGGTGTTCCAACAAACTGTATGCCGTGTAGTGATGTATCTGTCCAAACAAGAATTTGTCCTGCAGATTTTACAGCACCTACAATTTTTGAGCCGTCGGATATACGTAAAGAACCTGCTTCATTTGTTGCAACGGGTGTAAAATCAGTTGCGTCTTCTCGGTCTGAAAATCTAAATAATAGATCATCTTGAGTTCCCGTGCTGCCAATAGTGGTCTCTGTTCCAAATACTAACAAATGTCTAGTGTCAGTAGAAACAAGACTAAATCTAGATGCAGTAGGAGCGTTAGACAGAGCAGTAGCTCTTGCCCCCGTGCCTCCAGATGTGTCCCAAATAAATGTTCCACCATCCAAAACAGTGGCAATTAAATCTTCACCAAAATTATCTAATGACCAGTTTCTACCGACAAGGACTACATCCGATGCAGAACTAGCCGATCCCCATGCGCCACTATTCCAAGTGTCTGTGCCCCAGCCTAAACCATACGTTGAAGTGGCTGGGCCTACATTGATTTGATATTTTGCGTTACCTGAGCCACCACCCCCAGAAGTTGATCCTGATGCAGTGCCTGTATGTCTTACAACATAATTATTTGCATCAGTTATGGATACAATTTCAAATTCTGCGTTCATATCCAACCCGTCTACTGCTGAAAATGAGTCAAATGTAACAAAATCCCCTTGTATAGCTCCATGACTGCTATCTGTAACAGTGACTAAAGTAGTTCCGTTTGTTGTAAAAGGATTTGTTAAAGCTTGCGTCTCACGTAAAGGTGTTATGTCGTACACAGCCCCCTCGTTGTAAATATATAATTTTCTGTTTGTTCCTAATGCTAAATATCTTAAACCGTCTAAACCTACCCAAGAGTGTGTATCTCTTACAACGCCCACGATGGTTTTATTAGGGTTAGGTAAATTCTGCCAACCTCCCCATCTTTCTGGTTTTCCATAGTGAAATCTGACAAAATCAGAATCGATATATTTTCTCTCATCTCCTGCAGAATAGGCAGTATCTTGTTTATCTACGCCAGGACGAAACTTTAAGTCTACTAATTGCATGCTTTTATAATAAATTACTTATTGTTTTGAGGCAAGAATTGAGTTCCAACAT